TGTTTCTTGTTTCTGGTGGAAACATTTTAAAGAACTGTTCTCGGTTACACATAAGAATCTGTTGCATGTTAATATCTCCCTTCTTGTAATTCACTGCAAGCAATCCAGAGGATTTTACGAATGTTTTCTGTCCTATCTTGCAGCTCTTTATCTGTGTAATCACCGAAGATTGGCCTGACGACCTTGAAAATAGTTTCATCGTCGTATTTATCGAATCGTTTGATAATATCAGGCTGTTTCATAAGAGCTTCTACAGCATCATCAGCACGACCACTTAAAGGCACTGTCGAATACTCTTTCTTGAAAAGAGGAAGTTCTAT